GTCCGAATCATGCTCCCGCGAAATGGTTGCGCCGCACTATGAGGCGATCTGATGGCTGGTAGGCCGCCTAAACCGACTGCGCTCAAGATTCTGCAGGGGAATCCTGGGAAACGGCCTCTGCCGAAGCGTGAGCCGGTGTCTCCGCTGGGTGCCGAGTGCCCTGCATCGTGTCAGGGGCGCGCCAGGGAGCTGTGGAAGGAATGGGCGCCCGTGTTTGAGCAGATGGGGTGCTTGCGCAAAGCGGACGCACTGAGCTTTGCGGCATGGATGCAAATCGAGGCCACGGTGGAGCTGGTGCGCCGGAACGGAGATACGCCCCCAATGACCATGATCAAGCAGGCGCTCAACTATGCGGTGCAGTTTGGGGGCACGCCTTCGGCCAGGGCGCGGGTTGTGGTGAGACTGGAGAAGGAGAAAGACGAGTTTGGCGAGCTCTATGGCTGATCCGGTCACTGGATTTGCGCGGCTGGTGGTTGCCGGGAAGCAACCGGCGGGCCGTTTGCAGATCCTAGCCTGCCAGCGGCACCTGGCGGACTTGAAATCTGGCAAGAAGCGCGGGCTTCAGTTCGACGTCGAGGAGGCGGAGAAGGCCATCAAGTTTTTCTCGTTCCTGAAGCACTCCAAGGGCAAGTGGGCCGGGGAGAGTTTCATCCTAGCACCGTGGCAAGCTTTTGTTGTGGGCTCGTTATTCGGCTGGAAGCGTGAGGATGGTCGGCGCCGGTTCCGGACGGCCTACAACGAGGTGCCCAGGAAGAACGGCAAATCGACGCTGAGTGCTGGCATCGGGCTGCGGCTGGCTTTCTTTGATAGGGAACCTGGTGCCGAGGTGTACTGCGCAGCTACCAAGCGGGAGCAGGCCAAGATCGTCTTTGACGAAGCTGCCCGAATGCGCAAGAAAACTCCAGCCCTGGCCAAGCGCATCTCGGCCTTCGTGGGCAATCTTCACGTCGAGGCCACGGCTTCCAAGTTGCAGCCCCTTGGGGCTGATGCTGACTCAACCGACGGGTTGAACATTCATGGAGCCGTGGTCGATGAACTTCACGCGCATAAGACCCGCGCCATGGTGGACGTATTGGAGACGGCGACGAGCGCGAGGACGCAGCCGCTGGTCTTCTACATCACGACAGCGGGAACGGATCGAAACTCGGTCTGCTGGGCCTCGCATGAATATGGCGTGAAGGTGCTGGAGGGCATTGTCGAAGACGATACGCTATTCGTCTTCATCGCCTGTGCCGACGAGGGCGACGACTGGCGTAACCCTAAGACCTGGGCCAAGGCCAACCCGAACCTGGGTATCTCCGTCCACCTGGACGATCTGAAGCGCAAAGCGGCCCGGGCCCGGGAGATCCCATCGGAGCAGAACGCTTTTCGGCGCCTGCACTGCAACGAGTGGACGGAGAGCATATCGGTCTGGATTCCTGATGACGTGTGGATGCGTGGGGACAAGTCGGTTGATGAGACGGCGCTAGCTGGGCGTCCCTGCTACGCGGGGCTTGACCTAGGGCAGACCCAGGACATCAACGCCTTTGTCCTGGTCTTTCCAGACGACGACGGTGCCTATGATGTGGTCTGTCGGTTCTGGTGCCCCGGGGATCGAATCCCAGAACGGGCCAGGAAGGACCGGGCACCCTACGACATCTGGGAACGACAGGGCCTACTCATCGCCACTGGGGGCAACATCGCGGACCTGGACTTCATTGAGTGGCAGATTCTTGATCTCGCCCGGAAGTTCGATATCAAGGAGATCGCCTTCGACCGTTACATGGCCCTGCAGATCATCACCCACCTCAAGGATCAACTTGGGGAGGCCCGGGTGGTGGACTTCGGTCAGGGCTTCGTCAGCATGAGTGCTCCGACCAAGGAACTCCAACGCCTGGCCCTTGAGGGCAAACTCCGCCACGGCGGGAATCCTGTGCTTCGGTGGATGAACAAGAACGTCTCGATCCGCATGGACGCCGCCGGAAACCTCAAGATTGATAAGGCTAAGAGCACCGAAAAGGTGGACGGCATGGTGGCTCTCGCGGAAGCACTCGGGCGGGCGATCGTTCACATCAATGGGCCGAGCATCTATGACGAGCGGATTGCCCGCGGGGAGGAGGTTCTCAAATTCATATGACTCTGACCTCGACATGGCAGGCATTCAAGAGCATCTTCTCTGCTGATCCAGCCATGGATGAGCGCTGGTGGCCGCCCCTGTCCGGGATGCGGCCTTCCGCGGCAGGCGTCATCATCACTCCGGACACATCGCTGCAGGTGTCGGCCGTCTATCGCTGCGTCAATCTCATTGCCAATGCTTTCGCCTCGCTTCCCGGTGGCGTCTATGCCAAGGAGGATGAGAGGACACGGCGAGAGATTCCGAACCATGATGCAGAGCGCATCTTCTGGCGCCGTCCTAATCCCTACCAGACGCCATTCGTTTTCAAGCGGATGATGATGGGCCACCTCGTCCTTCGCGGGAATTGCTATGCACGGATCGCACAGGGTCCACAGGGCCCTGAGCTCTGGCCTCTGAGCCCAGACCGAGTATCGGGTCCGGATCTGCTCAACGATGGACGGCTGCGCTATGAATATCGCCGGCCCGACGGCGGGACGGATCGACTCATGGGGGACCTTGAGATCATGGCCCTAACCGGGCTTTCCTCGGATGGGCTTAGAGGGCTAGCGCTCTCCGCTCTGGCCGTGGATTCGATCGGGCTTTCCATGGCCACGGAGAAGCATGGGGCAAAGCTCTTTAGCAAGGGTATTCGTCTCGCTGGAGCTCTGAAGGTTCCAGGCAAGCTGAGCAAGGAAGCGGCCACGGCCCTCTCAGATTCCTTCAAGCGGGAGCACAGCGATTACGGTCTGCCCGTCTTCGAGCAGGGCATGGAATGGCAGAGCATGGGTATGTCCAACGAGGATGCGCAATTCCTCGAAACCCGCAAGTTTGAGGTTTCGGACATTGCCCGGTGGTTCGGCGTCCCGCCGCACATGATCGGAGACGTGGAGCGATCTACGAGCTGGGGCACCGGGATCGAGAATCAGACGATCCAGTTTGTCACTGACTGCCTACTTCCCTGGGTCGTCCTCTGGGAGCAGGCCATCAACGAGACGTTCATCTCTCAGCGCCGGATGTACGTCAAGTTCAACATCAACGCCCGGCTTAGGGCTGATTCCAAGACCCGATTTGACATCTATGACATCGCCATCCGTAACGGCATTTTCTCGCCCAATGATTGCCGAGCGCTCGAGGACCAGAATCCTCGTGACGGCGGTGACGTCTACGTGGACCCCAGCACCAGGGGCAGCGGAGTAACCCCAGACGCGGCGAAGCCCACCCAATCCGGCCCGGACATGCCTCCGCAAGACATGAATATGCCGGACAATCAACCAGGAAACGGCGGGGACGTGGGCGGAAGCATGGAAACCGGAGACACCTGGGCGAAAACCTGGGCCCGGCATTTGGTTGAAGCAGAGAGGACCGATTTGGCCGAAGGTGCCCGGAAACACGCAGCCAATCCATCGGCCTGGCGCCGCTTTGTTGCCAGCTATTACGGGCGCCGTGTACCGGTCGTCAGTGCCTTGTGCGATCCCGACGCGGCCAAGATGTACTGCGCAGCTCGGCGGGAGATCATCCTTGATGCGGGCATTGGAATCCTAGATCAGAAGGAGCAGGCCGAGGCCGCCCTCGTGGCGCTTGCGGTCAGGGAGAAGGCGTCATGACTCAGGGCTGGGACGTGCTGGCAATCATCCGCGAAGTGTTTGAATCCTGGATTGACCAGGCTCGCCAATCCGGGATTGCTGCTGTCGTGGCAGCGAATCCGGAGGCGCAGTCCAAGCTCAGTCCCAGCCGTAAATCCGTGGGCGATGTGGCCGTGATCCATCTTGGGGGCTACATTACTCAGAAGCCCAACATATTCACGCTGCTCTTTGGCGGCACCTCCACCGAGGGGCTAACGCGGGAGATCCGGAGCGCCGTCGCTGATCCGACCGTCGGGTCGATCATTCTGGACGTGGACAGCCCCGGCGGTGAGGCTTTCGGTGTCGCCGAGGCAGCTAGCGCCATCCGATCCATGCGGGGGACCAAGCCCATGGTAGCGGTAGCTAATCCAGTCATGGCCAGCGCTGCCTATTGGCTCGCATCGCAGGCCGATGAAGTGATTGCGGCGCCCTCCAGCATCGTGGGTAGCATCGGCGCTTTCACCATCCACGTGGACGAGTCCGCGGCCATCGATCAGCAAGGGCTGAAGGTGACGCCGGTTAGCTATGGACGCATGAAGGTGGCCGGGGCCTCGTTCGCGCCACTATCCGACGAAGCCAAAGCTTCGATGCAGGCGCGCGTCGACTACTTCGGTAAGCTGATGGAGACAGACATCGGCAAGGCTCGCGGTATCTCGGCGGCGTCGGTCCACGAGCGTTATGGCCAGGGCGACGTATTCACACCACCCCAGGCCAAGCAGCGCGGGCTAATAGATCGCATGGGCACGCTGGAGGAAGTGGCGGGGATGCTGGCTAAGGGCAAGGGCATGCCGGCATTGCCGCGGGCGGCTAGCGATCCTGTGGAACTCGCGGCCCATGCGATCCTGGCCGATCTGAGTAACTGGAACTGAAAGGAAAGACGATGAAGCGACTGATCCTCGGCTTGCTGTTGTTCTCGCTGGCGTCGCCGCCGATCTCTGCGGCAACTCTCTCTGCTGTCCCGCTGACCGATGCGGGAATCAACCTCAGCACTACTCAGACCTCGGCCGCCGGCGCTACCGACTCCACCAACACGATGGACCGTGGCTATACCCTGGTCGGCCCATGCCTGCTCCGCGTCGTGACTACAGTGGGCGCGACCCCCACTGTCAAGGTGGACATCCAGGGTTCGATGGACGGAACCAACTTCTACAACGTGACCTATGCGCTCCCGGCAACGCCCACGACTTACACCGTTGCGCAAATCACAATCACGAGCGCGACCACGAACCATTACATCCTGGTTCCGCAGGCGCCGTGGCGGTACGTCAAGCTTGTGTACAGCCTCAATACCAACGTCACCCTGACCGTCGATGCTTTTCCGACGAACTTTTAGCTTGACACCCGCGCAAATTCTGCTATCCTGATCCTGTAGACGTAGGCGACTGGTTACGCAAGCCCGCCAGGGCCCCTAACCAGAATCGCAACACAGCACGCCAGCGCACGTCGCGCCCCTGCTGCTTGGTCATCTGAACAAACCCAGATGCCGGCCAGGGGCGTTTCGCTTCTCGGCCGGTCCTAGAGGAGCGAATCAATGGACCGCATCAAGCAGCTCGAAGTCGACCGGGACGAGAAGCGTGCCGAAGCCAAGACCATTCTGGAAGCGGCCCGGACGGATAAGCGGCCGCTGGAGGAAAAGGAGCGGGAGAGTCTAGCCACGCTCACCGCGGACCTCGAACGTATCGAGGCCACGCTCAAGTTTGAGCGCCAGACCCTGGAGTGGGACCGCACCGAGGCCCCGGCCATTGACCGGCCAGTGGGCGACGATGCCGGGTCAAAACATCCACGGGCTTCTGCCCATCGTTTGGGTGGAACCAAGAACCCGTGGGGCGATTGCAGCACGGATCGCGGGCTCCAGGCTGCATTCGGCAGCTATCTCCAGGCTGTGGCAGTAGCGGCCAAGGGTGGACCGATCGACCCTCGGCTGAGCATGAGTCCACAGGCTGCTGCCAGCGGCCTCAACACGAGCGTGGGGAGCGAGGCCGGCTTCTTGGTCCGTACCGACTTCAGTACGGCGCTGCTCGACCGTGCCATGGAGGAATCTGTCCTGGCCAACCGCTGCACGTCCATCGACATCGGGGAGGGCTCTGATGGGATCGAGTTGCCTTACATCGATGAGACAAGCCGAGCAAACGGGTCCCGGTGGGGTGGGGTGCAGGTCTACCGCAGAGCCGAGGCCGACACCGTCACAGCCAGCAAGCCGAAATTCGGGATGCTCGAAATCCGTCTCGAAGACCTGATGGGCATCTGTTACACCACCGACCGCGCGATGCGCGATGCGGTGAGCTTGGGCCAGATCATCCAGCGTGCGTTCGGTGCTGAATTCAGCTTCAGGCTGGACGATGAAATCGTCCGGGGCTCAGGAGCGGGCCAGTGCTTGGGTATCTTGAACTCGGGGGCGCTCGTCACGGTATCGAAGGAAAGCTCCCAGGTTGCGGACACCCTTGTTGCGGAGAACGTGGTCAAGATGCGCGCCCGGCTGCGCGCGCGCAATCGTGCGAATAGCGCCTGGTTCATCAACCAGGAACTGGAGACTCAGCTCCCGTTCATGGTCGTCAAGATCAAGAACGTGGCCGGGTCGGAGAACGTCGGCGGTGCCCCGATCTATATGCCGGCGGGCGGGCTCTCGGGTAGCCAGTTCGACACGCTGTTCGGCCGTCCCATCCTGCCGGTGGAGCAGTGCTCTGCCATCGGGGATCTGGGAGACATCTTCCTGCTCGATCTCGGGGAGTACCTCCTGATCCGCAAGGGTGCGCTCGAGACGCAGGAGAGCATCCATGTCCGTTTCCTCTACGGCGAGAACACCTTCCGGTTCACGTATCGCGTAAACGGAGCGCCGGCATGGAAGACGACCCTCACTCCGTACAAGGGCGCGACACAGAGCCCGTTCATTACCCTGGAAGCGAGATAGGGCGGAGGTCATTACCCTCAGCCAGCGTTTAACTGGTCGCAAGGTAAAAGGAGCCGCACATGCATTTCGGAATTCCACAAGGGCTGATGTTCTACGATCTGCTGCCACCCGCAGCGGATGCAGCCGGTCGGACTTCGGCCTATCTCAGCCTCAAGGGTGCAGTCAAAGCCTGGATCGTCTGCTACATCAACCAGGGTAACGCAGCCACCATTCTTCTCAGCCCGATGCAGGCTCTTGCTGTTGCCGGCACTTCAGCGATTGCCTGTAATGCCTCTCGGATCTGGACGAAGCTCGATGAGGCACTGGCCGATTTCACAATGCAGACCGAAGGGACAACTTACACCACGGATGCTGGGACGAAGCGTAAGTTCGTAGTTTTCGAGATCGACCCCAACAAGAGTTTGAGTCCCAACCACGCAACCGGGGTCTATGACTGCGTTGCGGTTTCAACTGGTGCCAGCAACGCCGCGAACATCACGTCAGCGATCTTGGTGATCCAGCCGAAGTATGCGGGAGCCACAACCATCAGCCCACTGGCTGACTGAGCGAGCCCAGATGGCAAAGGTTCGCATCTGTAGTGGCAGTCAGTCTGGGACGATTGTGGAGATGCCCCAGACTGAGGCCGAGGTCAACGTAGCCTTTGGCACTGCGGAATGGGTCATCGGGAGCGACGTCCCGGCCGTTGTCGTAGAGGTTGAAAAGCCGCCGGAGCCTGAACGAAGCAAGGGCCGGCGTAATCACTCAGCCGATAAGACCGAGGTTTAGGTGTGGTCGCTTCAGCTCATCACGGCGCCAATCAAAGAGCCGCTGGTTCTCAACCAGGACGTTTACAAGCAACTCCGCATCGACGTGGACCCACCGGCCGGACCCGGCCCCGAGGACACGCTACTGCAGTCAATGCTTCAGGCCGCTCGGCACAACTGCGAGACGTTCACCGGCCGACAACTCATCGACGCCACGTGGGAGCTTTGGATGGACTCCTGGTGGGAGCCGGGGATCAGCAATTCATGCGGCGATGCACTGCTCCTTCCCAGGCCACCTCTCCGTTCCATTACTTCGGTCAAGTATGTGGACACTGCGGGATCGCTTCAGACTTGGGACGTAGCCAACTACTCCGCCGAAACCCAGCTCATCACGTCCGTGACTCCATCCTGTCAGCGTGGGCGGCTCTATCCGAACTACGGGATCATCTGGCCAGACATCCGGCATCAGCCTGGTGCCGTGAAGATCCGCTTTACATGCGGGCATGGCGTGGACGATACGAAGGTTCCGGCCGGACTCAAGCAGGGAATGCTGGTCGAGATCGCGGAGATGTACGAGCGCCGGGAGATTCTGGTGGTCGGAAACATTGTTACTCCGGCAGTGCTCACGGCCGAGGCGCTGTGGTGGCCCTACAGGGCATGGTGAAATGAGGGCCGGTAATCTAGATCGGCGCATCCAGATCGAGCAGGCTGTCGAGACCCAAGATCCAGCCAGCGGCGAAGTAACCCAGGAATGGGAACTCCACCGCGAGGTATGGGCTGAGGTCAAGCCGCCCCAGGGCAACGAGTTCTATTCGGCGCAGCAATGGGCGGCGAAGGTGGACACGCTGTTCCGAATCAGATATCCGCTCGGTCTCGATCCCCTGCCCAACCCGGACGAGTCCATGCGCATCGTCTACAAGAGCAAGGTCTACAACATCCAGCACGTAGCCGAGATCGGACGCAGAGAAGGGCTGGAGATCCTCGCGCAGGCCCGAGCGGAGGCCGCATGATCTCCGGTCAGTGGACAGGTGTGCGTGAGGCACAGGCGGCGATCAAGGCGTTGGGAGATGCGTTCTCCCAGCCGGTTCTGGAAGACGCGCTCAAGAAGATGGCGGCGCCCATCGCGGAGGACATCCGCCAGCGGTTGGCGCCGCATCGCCGGACCGGGCTCACGGAGGAGGACATCACCGTGACCGTGTCCAAGGAAGGCCGCGAGTCTGGCGAAGCCGCCGTCTTCATCGGGGCCAGGGGCAAGAAGGGCGGCCGGGCCTACATCCTGCGGTTCCTGGAGTTCGGGACCTTCCGTCAGCCGGCACGGCCAGTGATGCGGCCAGCATGGGACGCCGCAGAGGGCAGCTATCCAGAGCGAGCCCTGCAGGAGCTGCGCAAAGCCTACGAGCGCGGCGTCAAGCGCTTCAGCCGGAGAGCATCGTGATCGAGAAATCGCTCCGCGGTGCGCTTCTGGCGAATACGACGGT